TCATATGCTTATACCTCCTTTAGCGATAGTTGTTTCGCATACTCTTCGAGTGGCACACCTAATCTTTTAGAAATTGCTACCTGTGAGGGTGTGAGCTTCACGGTTTTTCTGCGTCCTTTATTTGCGGCCGGACGACGGGCACTTGCTACATTCTGCACGGGTGCAGTTGTAGATTCCTCTACTTTAGCAAATTTGTTGGGAAATGCAACCCTTATTCTTTTATCTACTTCTGCATAGTATTCTGTAGATTGCGGATCATAGCCCTCATCTTCAACTAAACCTTTATGTATATCAAAAGCCGTGTAAGTCATGGCATTATCCGTACCAAACCAAGCGTTTTTAGTTGCCCAGTCCTCTGCTTTTTCGTCTACAGGTAGTGGTGGATAAGCGTTTTGTTGATTCTGTGGTTGAACTACTTCTTGTTCTGCCGGTTGTTCTGCCCTTATTAATTGCTGTTTTTTTAATTGTCCAAGTCTAGCTTCTTCAATTGATAATTGCGAAATAGCTCTTTGGGCATTAACTTGTGCATCTACATCTTGGTTTTCTACCGCTGCTTTATAAGCAAGTTTTGCTGCGTGCATTCCGGTGTTAACTTTAGCTTCTAGCTCATTAGTATATTGACCACCAAGATCATCATACTGTGTTCGCATCTGTTTAGCTTGGTTCGTTACATTTTGTGCATAAGCAATAGCTTCTTCTTTTTGTCTTTCTGCTTCACGCATTTTACGTGTAAGTTTAGCTATTCTTTTTTTAACGCCTTCGGAGTATTCTCCAAGTTCTTCTTTATTTGTTTGAACATTTGACTGCTCCCCAGATTCCGCAGGTGCGTCAGCGGGCTCATTACTGTCTTCACTAGTTTGTTCGACATCTATTTGTTCCTCTTCTAATGACTGTTCTGGTGCTGGTGCATCCAGATCAATTTCTGTTGCTTCTTCGTTAGCTTCGCCAACGTCTATTGTTTTTTCTTCGTCTAGCATAGTATATTCCTCCTATGGATTACATTGCGTGCAAGATATCTTCGGGATCACTAATGGTCCCTAATATCTCGTCATCGTTTAACATTCTTATCTCTCCACCATCAATCTCCATGCGTGATCCTGCATAACGTGCAAATATCACCCAATCTTTTTCCGCGCACCACGGACCGCTAGGATATCTATCTTTGTCTTGATAACAAAGATCACCCATCTTTAACACATAACCAACTTGCGTTGATACTCGTGCTCGGTCTAATGTTTCTTGTGCAATAATAATTCCGCCTTTAGTTTCTTCTTTAACTTTAAACGGCATAACAAGTATACGCCACCCAGTCGGGTTTGGTAACTGTTCTAAGTTTGTTGTAGTTGTTTCTTCTTTAGCTTGTGTAGCTTCTTTTTTGTACTTATCTTCTAATGCGTGTGACTTTGTCATCATCGTTATTTGGCTCCTTAGGGTTTAGCAGGTTAGAGAGTTCCTGTTTGATTTGATCTATTATATGGATCTTTCCAAGAATATAGTTGTATTTGGACATATTGTCAACACCACCGCCAAGTAATACTTGCGCGTTGCTTTCCATTAGTTCATCTAACAGTCGTTGTGTTTTATATACTATATGTACTGGATCTATTTCGGTTTCTTGCATTTATCAGGTTCTCCTAAGCTAGTCCAAAACTCATCTAGAGCATTGGGCTTTTCTTGTTTACAACATTCCCCCGATTGTCTTTTTTGTTCTGTGTGACAGGCACACGTGTCTTGTTCTTGCATCTTCGTTCCTCCCGCTGTCTAATAGATTCTTTATATGAAAGTTCTAATAGTTTATTCTCATTGTCCCAATATTCGTGGAACTTCACTTCTTCTTCATAATATCAGCTGTCTTAAGTCCATATATTGATGCGACCACACCAATAAAAATTGATTGATACCAAAAAGGTAGACTACCAAATTTCTCAAAAAATAAATCAAGTTTCATTTGAATATCCGGATCTCCCGAGAAGACCGACCAAATCAATAATAATACTGGCGCTGATACCAATATTAAAACAAACTCGTCTTTATAACCTTGGTCATTGGATTGGCGTACTGACGCCTGATACTCAACTTCACCACTTGCCATTTTCTGCGCGTGAAGTAAAGCAGCATCAGACATAAGTATCTTAGCTTTTTGCTTGTTAGCAAATATAGCCGAACCAGTTTTTAATACTGTTGGTAAAAGGGATAACCACATTATGATTTATGAAACGATTGCAATTACGATTACTGCAGTAATTACACCTGCGATTATTTTTTTCTTTACAGTTAGACCATTCCAAATGCCCATAACTTTATTTTTTACTATGTCGATCATGTTGACCTCCTTGTTTAGTTTTTTGTATTATATACGTTTTTATTTAAATGGCTAGATTATTTTTGTTTATATAAAGTACCAATTCCATTGGACGTCGGACCGGACATCGGTGGTACTCGGCCACCATTAGCAAAACCGCCCCCGTATAATAAATTATAATTAGCTGCGGGATCAATACTTCCATAACCAATCATAGGATCTTCGGTAATTATAGGATCTACAGGGTTATTTGGTGAAAAAGACCTTGATTCCCTTCTTTCTTTTTTATCAAAATCTATTGTTGGTTCTGTTTTATCAACAGGTTCTGTTGCAAATCTGTTAAAAAAATCTAGATAATTAGATGTACTTTCAGGTAAAACTGCAGACGCTAGTTGTTTTATAGGATTGTTATATTGCATAGGATCGTAGTTTTCTGAATTTTTCATGTCCCCCATATAATAATTGTCAGGGTTTAATTCACCAAAATAAGTATTCGATTTTACTGGATTAAAACCAGTCATTCCCCCTAATAATTGTACCGCAGCATTAGGTATTCGTTTATAAAACGGTGTATCATCTTCCATTAGGTTTATACCTTGTTCTTGTGGCAAAAGAGTGCTTTCACTTATATCAAACTGATCTATCGTTCTGTCTGTTAGAAAATCATTAAATAGCCTATCTTGGTCTGGTAACAATGCTTCACGTAAACTATCAGACATATAATCAGTTGGTTTATATCCGCTTAAAAAGTCATAACCATATGCTGGGTTTATGTTAACAGACCTTATTCCTAGTTTATCATTTTCAAGTTTATTAGCTCTTTTTTCTTTTTCTTGTTGATAATCTTCCATATTTAAAAGACCTATTTGATTTTTTTTAGCAAGATCAAAATCTAAACCTACTTGAGCTTTGCGCAAAGGATCAAATTCATTAATTAATGCTTGATAGTTTTGTACAGCTCTTAAATTATTTAAAGGGTTATTAGTTCTAGTTCCAAAATAATTACCTGGAGAAAAAATAGAATTTTTGTCAAAAGTAGCTAATTGCCTAGTTGCGTTAACCCCTGTATCAATACTTGTTGGGGGAAACATACCACCGCGTTTAAGTATAGCGTCTACGGACTTAAAATTTGGACCTTGTGGAACATCATAATCGGTAAAACCTAAAGTTCCTATTTGTCTACCGCGATCTAAAAGTTTATTTCTGGCAACAGGATCACCAGAGTAAACAGCTTGTTTTTTTTCTGGTCCTGAAAATACTTTTCCCGCTTTTGAATAATCTATTCCTGTTTTTGGATTTACACCCCGTGTAACTGTAAAATCTTGTAACGCTTTTTGAATATCAAGTGATTCTTGTTGAATACCTTCCCTAGTTTTTGCGTAACTTTTGTTTGTATTAGCAGTAGCTTTATTTGCAGCGGCAGTAGCTTTATTTGTAGCGATCCCTTCACGGGTTAACATGCCTTCGGCGTCTCTATTTTTATCTGGTCCTTTACTACGTCCCATTAGATCCAATGTCCCTTTGTAATAACTTTAAAATGATTGCGCACTGAACCATCGTCAGCTAAACGTAACCATTGCACCATCTTACCTGTTCCAAGCAAATGTGTAAAGAAAGTTTTATTAAAGGCCATGGCATTGTGTGGTTTGGTGTAAATAGTATCTATAACCCAAACTCTATTACCGGTATTCCAATCATTAAAACTAAGGTATTGTTTATCGATGAATTTTTGTTCCGTAGCTTGGTCTAGAAAAGCCCAACTAGTAAAACCGTACATTTCACCATTTTCATCACGGTTTACAGTGTATTGGTTTAATAAAATAGCGGGGCAAACATTACGGCAAATGTCTTCTATAGACTCATCTTGCCAATAGTGATTTTTGTAAAAAGCAACAATTTCTTGTAGCATTAAAAGTGTTATCTAATACCTAATAGTTTTAGTAAATCTATTTCACCAGTGTCGGGCATTCTATCTTGCGGTTTAATAAAGTTGCCTTGATCGTCAAACATCATGTCGCCACGGGTTGCATAACTAAAATCATTTTCACCACCAGTAGTTACTGGTTCGTTAGTATCACCACGCATTATTAAATCTTCTACTTCTAATTCATTTGGTTCTCTTGGACCCATTAATAATTCAGATAATTCTTCTTCTTCTCGAGGTGCTTTAGCTAACATAGGTAAACCTAATAAACTTAATAAAGCTATATTAGTTTTATTCATACCGGAACCTGGTTTTGGTTTCATTAATTTTGCTAATTCAGCAGAGCCTTGTTTTGCTCCTGCAAACGGCATAATTTTTTTACTGCCGAGTGCTCTACCCATTGCACTTTGCATACCTTTACCTGCGCCACGTTTAGCTAATAAACTCATTAAGCCTCTTAAACCTAATCCTGCTACTGGTAATACCATAATTTTAATTCCCCTGCTCTTTTATTGATGCTTGCATATTCTGTATGCCACTCTTGGCTAACGATACACTTGCACGTAATTTTTGATGTTTATCATTTTCTGAAATCTTAGTCTCAGTAAGATCTCTATTCTGTAACATCTTAGCTCGTTCTAGATTTAATTTGTCTTCGGCTTGCTCTTCTTTGCTTTGTTGGTCACGCGCCTTTAAATCTATTTCACGATCTTTAAGTTTTAGTATAGGGTCATTGTCAACTTGATTCAAGATTTCTTTTTCTGCTTTGGCATAGTCTTCCATAAACTCCGCTATCAATTGTGACTTCCTCGCCTCCATAGATACCTTCATCATTTCACCTTGTTTCTGCATTTGCATAAACTGTGGTGTTTGTTGAGCTTGCGGTCCTTGTTGTTGCATCATTTGTTGCATTTGTTGCTGCATTTGTTGCATCTGCTGCATTTCTTTAGCAAATTCTACCTCAATTTGCTCGCCCGCCATCAAATTTATGTGTTCCATGCAATTTGTTTGCAATTTCATCAACGCTTTAGGGTTATTTCGCGCCATAGTCGTACCCATAAACTGTAAATGCGCCCGCATGTGTGATAAATGATCTTGTTTTGGAAACGCTTGAAATTTTTTACCTGCTAGGCCCATGATATTCTCACTTGCTGGATCCATCGGTGACATTGGTGCTGGTGGTGGTAATAAAATGTCCACATCTTTAACTCCCAAGGCTTCATACATGTGTCGATACGCGTGATAAATGTTATGCAAGTCAGGATTTGACATTGCCATTTGTAATTCGGTCTGTGCAATCTGGATTCTTTGTGATTGCGAAAATATGTTTGGATCTGCAATTGGTATAATGTCTACGCGTTCATCAAAGTCAGTTGCAAATATTTCACGTTGTCCACCAACTACATCATAAGGGTATTGTTTAGGTAAGTACATTGCAAAAGCTTCTGCCATTAACATAAACTCACATTTCATACCTTGATATAAACGTTTGTGGATAGCTGACATAACCCGCGATCCGCGTTCCAAGAGCGCCACAGTAGTGCCCACGGCTGCTGATTGATTACCATCACCCACTTGCATATCAGCAATACTCGCGAACCGCTGACCGGCTTGTACTACCACACCCATTAAACTTAATAATGTTTGCGATGGTTCTTTAAATGGTAACGGCATAAACGCATCACGTAAATTGCCGCCAGGTGCATCTACATCACGGAACTCGCCCGGTTGTAGTGGTTGCGCTTCATCACGTACTCTTATGCCACGTTGTTTAAATCCAGATGGTAGATTAGATAATGTTCCTGCATCAAGTAATTGTCTCAAAGCTGCAGTTGCCGTTCTTGACAACCCACCAATCATGTGGATTAAACCAAAACCATAAAAACCTAGTCCTGGTAAAAATTTAAAGTGTACAAAATAATCTTTACGTTTTTTTAATTGATCTTGTGCACCATAGTTACGTCTAATAGATAATACTTTGCTTGAATCGTCATCAATAGTAACAATGTAAGGTAGTTTTAAACCTGTCTCTTCTTGTGTTTGTAAATCTTTATCTTCAAAACCTTCTAAATCTAATTCTACATGACACTCTAATAGTGTATGCATTTCATTATAATTGTCTGCGGCGACACCGGTAATTCTATCTTTAGCATCTTTAACTTCATTGTAGCTGTCTGTGCCAGGTTCAGATAATTCAATATCACGATAAAAACCATTGATCTGTTGTTTAAGCACATCATTACCAGACATTTTAATTACATGAATTATAGTGTCGGTATCGTCTAATGAAGTAGCGTTGTATGGTACCATTAGTTCTTCTGCTGGTACAAACTTAGAAACGGTACGACCTATTACTGAATCAAAATAAACTTTTTTAAAAGTAGAACCAGCAAGTGGTAAGTTAAATAACATTTGATCAAACTCTGGTTCGTATTCTTTCATCACATTCATAATCTGATGATTCATAAAATCTTTTACACGTTGCGCTTGTTGTTCTTTCGGTGGATCTACTCTACCTAAAATCTGTGTACGCACTGGACCGCCTGCAGGTAATAATTCTTTGTAAGCTAAAGCTTGAAACTGGGTAACCGCTTCGGCTAATACTGGGTGGGTTGCGCCGGATGCACCTTGAAAGGGTTCTGATCTATTTTCATATTTAAAACCAAGCAAATCTAAACCTTTAGTATAACCGTCTTCCCATTCTTGACGCGATGATTTCATTTCATCAAAACTAGATTGTAAATCTGATGCTAAAGAAGACATATCTTCTTCTTCCATAAATTCAGCTAGGTTAGCTTCGTGTTGTTCGCCGCCTTCCATACCACCGGCGTTTGGATCAAAATCTATTTCGGCCCCACCGTCTTCCATCATCTCAACGTTAACGTCACCGCCTTCTTGCATTGCTTGCGGCATTGCCACGTCAACACTTTCGTCTAAAATTTCTAAATCTTTAGGGATTGTTTCAACTTCTTTTTCTATAGCCATTAGTAGTATGTCCTTTGTTGTTCTGGCAATGGCTCATCCTCATAGTCATCTGGATGCTCGACAAAGCCACCTTGTCTAAATCGCATTACTGCTTGAGTCATACTATCCACTAAGTCATCGTGCTCACCTAATGGAAATGCTGCGCATTCCTCAATCACTTCCTCTGCCCACTTTGTATCCGGTGCCCAAATTTGACCAGCCTCGAATAGCGGTGCTACAGAGTTTATCCTAGTATGTTTATCATTTCCACGGCTAGGTGTAAAGTTAATAACAGGTATGCCTAATTTACGCATTTCATACGTTAACGGTAGTCCTGAAGCTTTTGCCTCCACGATTACCGTTTCGGGTTTCCAATAATCATATTGTTCTTTTGCTATCCGTCTTAACTCTGGAAACTCAAAGCGGTCTTTAACCATGTCTATTAGTATTAACGCCGGTCCGCTGTCCTCGCTCGGGTGAAATACGCCCCAGGTGGTAATAGCACTATAATCGGCAGTTTCTTTTTTCATAAAGGCGGTATCATAAGACTGTATGACATGTTCTAGGGGTGGTAATTCTTCTTTATCCCAAACTTGCCACCAGTCACGTTTGATGATAGAGCCTTCGGCTGCTGTGGGATTTTGCTGGTATTGTGCATTCCATTTTAGTATACTTACGGATGCTTTCACTGCTTCAAGTTCTTCTAGTTTCCAATAACCCGGCCACACCGGTTTCCCGCTTGGCAAGATTGCCGGGAATTCAATTACTTCCCATTGGTCTGCTTTTGGTTCTTTTTGTGCACGTTGGAGTTTACCTGTTAGATCAGCAACGTTCCA